AGATGGCCAAGAGGTAGAAGTCACGCAAGAGGAACTCATCAATGGATATTCTCGTCAGCAAGATTATACGCGTAAAACACAAGAACTCTCTCAACAGCGAAAGACTATTGAGCAGCAGCAAGCAGAGTTAGCGCAAAGAGATGCGATTTATTCGCAGTTGTTACCGAAGATGGAAGCCCAATTAAGGGGCGAACTGGCTAACGAACCAGACTGGGAAAATCTATATAGTGATGATCCTGTAGGCTACGTCAGAGAAAAACAACTTTGGGATGAAAAGAAAGAAAAATTACAAGCTGTTAATGCTGAACAGCAAAGGCTTCAACAAGAAGCATTAGCTAAACAGCAACAACAGATTCAGCAGTTTGTTGAATATGGTAATAAAAGACTTCTTGAGATTATCCCAGAATGGCAGAATCCTGAGATTGCTGCTAAAGAAAAGTTGGCTATCCGAGACTATGCAATCAACAACTTGGAATATTCAGAACAAGAAGTTGAACAGGTTTATGATTATCGTGCTTTACTTGGTTTAAGAAATGCTTGGTTAAACTCTAAAACAGTTGAAGCCACAAAGAAAAAACCAACACAAAAAGCACCAGCTAGAGTTGCTAGACCTGGTACTACTAACCGACCAAAAACGACAGCACCTGTGAAGAAAGCAAAACAAAAATTAGCTAAAACTGGAAAGATTCAGGATGCAGCTAAAGTATTTGAACAAATAATTTAATTTTATAGGAGTATATTATGGCGAAGGTCACTAATGCTTTTGACACATATTCAGCAACTGCTGACAGAGAAGATCTAAGTAATATCATTTACAACATCTCTCCAATGCAAACGCCGTTCATGTCGTCAATTGGAAAAAGAAATATTAAGAACGTAGTGTTTGATTGGCAAACAGAAGTATTACCTACACCAAGTTCAGCTGGACAATTAGAGGGTTTTGAACTATCAAGATCAGCTTCAACAGCTACAACAAGGGTAAGTAATGTTGCTATGATTTCAAGCAGAGACGCAACTGTAACAGGTTCGCAGGACGCTTCAGATGCAGCTGGTAAGAGATCAGAAATGGCTCATCAGCTTGCTATTATGTCTAAAGCACTAAAAAGAGATATGGAAGAAGCTCTATGTCAAAACGGCGCTAAAACAACTGGTGATGCTACAACAGCTAGAAAAACTGGTGGTTTTGAATCTTGGATTACATCAAACGTATCAAGAGGTTCTGGTGGTGCAGGTGCTGGTGGCGGTGCTGCTCCAACAGACGGAACAGACAGAGACTTAACAGAAGACTTACTAAAAGGTGTTCTACAAACTATGTTTACTAACGGCGGTGAGCCAAACATGGCTATTTGTGGTCCACATAACAAGCAAGTTATCTCTGGTTTCACAGGTAGAACTCAAGCTAGACAGTTTGTTGATGCAAACACAGTTGAAGCTTCAGTATCTGTTTACTCATCTGACTTTGGTGAACTAAAAATTGTTCCATCAAACAGATCAAGAGAAACATCACTATTATTAGTAGATCCAGAATTTGCTAAAGTGTCTTACCTAAGAGACTTTAAAACTGTTGATATTGCTACAATAGGTGACGCAGAGACAAAAATGATTGTGGTTGAGTATGGATTAGAAGTATCCAATGAAGCTGCACATGGTATTGTTGCTGACCTAAACGTATCATAAGTTTAGTCAATAACCTTGAAGGGATGTTTCGGCATCCCTTTTTTTTGTGCTAAAATCTCTACATGGCTAAGACAACACTAATAGATCATAAGCAAGGTTATAAATCTGTATTCGCTACAGAGGATGATAAAGTTATTTATCACACACAACAAAACATACAGCCTACTTTAGACTATGTTAAAAACTTGTCTGAATATAAACCTGGTAAAGATTTTAGGCATGTAGCTGAAATACCAATGGTTGTATATCAAAGAGCAGTCCGAGAAGGATGGGCGCAAGACTCAGCACAATGGAAAAAATGGTTAAACCATTCAGATAATAAACCATTTAGAACATGGAAAGGTAAAGTATGACATACGATGAATTAAAAACTAATATAGCTAATTTCTTAAATAGATCAGATTTAACAGATCAACTTGATTTTTTTATTGATGCAACTGAAGCAGAATTTAATAGAAGATTAAGAAATAAAGACATGATAAAGCGTGCTACTGCTACAGCTGATGGTCAATACATGAGCTTACCAACTGATTGGTTAGAAGCCATAAACATAGAAATTACATCAAATGACTTTAGACCATTATTTCAACAATCAATAGAATCATTAGATGTTTATAGAAAAGCCAATAATAATGTATCTGGTCAACCAATATATTATGCAATTGTAGATAACTCATTAGAGTTAGCACCTACACCTGACTCAAGTTATACATTACAATTAACATACTACGGCACTATAGATGCACTCAGTAGTTCTAATACTACAAACTTTATATCCACAGGATATCCAGATGCTTATCTTTATGGTGCTTTAAAACATGCTTCTATCTATCTAATGGAAGATGAAAGAGTGCCTTTATTTACAGCACAATTTGAAAAAGCATTAGAAGAAATGAGAATGGAACAAGAGAAAGCAGAATTTGGCAAAGGCTCTCTAATGCAAAGAAGAAGAACTTATGGCAAGTCTGGTAAAAAAATATATTATTGGAATAATAATTAGGAGACAATATGGCTGGATTTAGTGATTATTTAGAGGACAAAGTATTAGACCATGTATTTGGTGGTAATGCTTATACAGCACCAGGAACATTATATGTTGCTTTATATACTGTAGCACCTACTGATACAGGTGGCGGTACTGAAGTATCAGGCGGAGCATACGCAAGACAATCAGGAGCATTTACTGTATCTGGTACAGACCCAACAACAGCTACTAACTCAGCTGCAATTGAATACCCAACAGCAACAGCTGATTATGGTACAGTAGTAGCAGTTGGTATTTTAGATGCCTCATCAAGTGGCAATCTATTAGCTTACGCAAACTTAACAACTTCTAAAACTGTAAGCTCAGGTGACGTATTCAGATTTGACGCTGGCGATTTAGATATAACATTAGCATAACAACATGGCCTCAGTAGGCTACGGATATGGTGGATACGGGAAGTCTCATTTTGGGACACCTGTTTTCCAAATCGGCGCAGCCACCATATCTGCAACATCAGGAGCTACCGCAACTGGTAGACAAATAGATAGAGGTCAAGCGACCATATCTGCAACCTCTAGCGTAACAGCAGTTGGCATACAAATAGATTTAGGATCAGCAACTATTGCTGCTACATCTAGTGCAACATCTGCTGGTGTAAGAATAGCGCTTGGTGCATCAACTATAAGTTCTACAAGTGCAATGACAGCAACTGGTCATCAGATAGACAGAGGTGTTGTATTTGGACCAGCAGTATCAGGAATGACTGCTACTGGTAGATTTACAGTAAAAGGTGTTGTTGACATACAAGGCGTTAGTGGCTTTGATGCTATCGGTCATCAGATAGATAGAGGCTCATCTACAATTACACAAACAAGTGGATTTAATGCAATTGGTGGTCTAAAATGGGAAGATATAATTGTTCCTGATGACACATGGACAGAACAAGATATAATAGCAGATACCTGGACAAACCAAGCGAATCCAGACACATCATGGACAGATTTACAAACAAGTACAACATGGTCAGATCAATCTAATCCATCTACTACTTGGAATGAATTAAGCGAACAAGACGCAGCTTAAAGGATAAAATTTTATGGCAGATACATTTACAACTAACCTTAACTTAACAAAACCAGAAGTAGGAGCATCTACTGATACTTGGGGAACAAAGCTAAACGCTGACCTTGATACTGTTGATGGTTTATTTAGCGCTACTGGTACATCAGTAGCTATGAACCTAGATGGCGCAGTTATTGATAGCTCTGTTATTGGTGGCACAACACCAGCTGCGGGTACATTTACAACCCTTACAGCTAATACTTCAATTGTAGGCACTTTATCTACAGCAGCACAAACTAATATAACAAGTGTTGGTGCATTAGATGGTGGATCAATCACATCAGGTTTTGGTGCAATCGATACAGGATCTTCTAATATTACAACTACTGGAACTGTAAGTGGTAGTACATTAACAGGTACACTTTCAACTGCAGCACAAACAAACATAACAAGTGTTGGTGCATTAGATGGTGGATCAATCACATCAGGTTTTGGATCTATAGATAATGGCTCATCAGCTATTACAACAACAGGCACAGTTTCTTTTGGTACTTTATCAGATGGCAGTATTAATATTGCAAACTTTATTGATGACGATACGTTTGGTACAGCATCAGCTACAACAGTTGCTACTTCTGAATCAATCAAAGCCTATGTGGATAGCCAAGTAGGTACAGTAGATACATTAGCCGAGATCCTTGCTAATGGTAACACTACAGGTGGTTCAAACATAGTGTTTGGAGATAGTTCAGGTGCTTCTGATGATAGATTGCAATTTGGTGCTTCACAAGATTTATCAATTTACCATGACGGTAGTGATAGTTATATTGCAGATTTAGGTGACGGTGTTTTAAAAATTGGTGGTGCAGCACAAATAGAAATACAGAACAATACATTTACTGAAAATATGGCTGTTTTCAAAAAGAATGGTGCAGTTGAACTTTATTATGACAATGAAGAAAAACTAGCCACAACCTCAAGCGGAATAGACGTAACAGGTGTTATAACTACAGATGGTCTTACAACAAGTGCTGATATTAACTTTGGTGATAACGACAAAGCTATCTTTGGAGATGGTTCAGATTTACAGATTTACCATGATGGTAACAGTTGGATTAAAGATACAGGTTCTGGAAACCTTGTATTTGATACCAATGGTAATGGAATGTTTTTTAAACATGGTGATGAAACACTTTTTGAAGCCTATGCTAATGGTGCAGTAAACCTTCGCCACGACAACGCCCAAAAACTAGCCACAACCTCAACAGGCATAGACGTAACAGGTACAGTAACTGCTGATGGTTTGACTGTTGATACTTCTACTTTAGTTGTTGATGCTACAAATAATAGAGTTGGAATTGGAACGACTAGTCCTGCTACACTACTTGAACTTAGTGCAAATGGAACTTGTAATTTTCGTATGAGTGATTCTTCATCTCCTGCAACATTTGCACAGTTTGTTAGTGCTAATGGAGTTTTACAACTTAAAACAGATGGTGGTGATGCTCAAGGTGCATCAAGTATGCAGTTTCATGTTGATGCATCAGAACGCATGAGAATAGACTCAGATGGCAACGTTGGAATTGGTACGAGTAGTCCTCAACAGCTTTTAACCGTTGGTAATCATTCTACTGTTGCTACATCAGGCAATATGGGAATTAGGACTACTTCATCAGGACATGCTATATCTATTATTGAAAATGGTGTTGCAGGTGCAGGTACTGACGAAAGTTGGCAATTAGGTGTTAATTCAGATGGTGATTTAGGATTTTTTAATTCGTCAAGCTCAACAGCCTCAGTAACTTTTTTAGACTCCAACAATAATGTTGGAATTGGAACGAGTTCTCCAGCGTCTAAACTATCCATTGAAAACACTGGTTCATCTACAGTAGATGCTATCACATTAGACTGGGAGCATTTATCAACAACAACAGACATTGAGCAAAGGATTCAATGGAGATTTGGCGATGATGCTACAGCAGATACATTTTTAAATGCAGGTTATATTGGAGTTGGTAAACAGAGTTCTTGGCAGAGTGGGGCTGAAAGGGATTCTTATTTATCTTTTGGTACTACAGAAAATAATACACAAACAGAAGCCATGCGTATAGACTCATCAGGCACTGTTGGAATTGGAACAACTAGTACAACCATTGACAGTTCTAATTTTGGAATAAATTTAACTGATGTAGGTAGAATAAAAAACTCTGTAAATACTGCTGGTGGAGGTGTTGTTACGCAAATGTATGGAACAGCAGGTGAGTTTAGAGTTAAAGGTGATGGTGATGCTGAAAACACAAACAACTCTTATGGTGCTATATCAGATGAGAGACTAAAAGAAAATATAGCAGACGCAACTCCAAAACTTGAAAAATTAAAACAAGTTCAAATAAAAACTTATAATCTTAAAGCACATCCAGATAAAAAACAAATTGGTGTTATTGCACAAGAATTAGAAAGCGTATTTCCTTCATTAGTAAAAGATAATGATGATGGTTATAAAACAGTTAAATATTCTGTTTTTGTTCCTATGTTAATAAAAGCTATGCAAGAACAACAAGAACAAATAGAATCACTGAAAGGTGAAATTGCTAACTTAAAAGGAGAATAATATGGCAATTGGATATACTTGGGACGTTTCAACAGTTGATACTTACCCAACACTAGATGGTAATGCAGACGTTGTTTATAACGTGCATTGGAGATTAACAGCAGAAGATGATGCTAATCAGGATGCTGATGGCAACAACATTACTGCTACTTCATACGGGACTTGTGGTTTAGATACTTCAGACCTCTCAAGCTTTACAGCTTTTGCAGATTTGACAGCTTCTGACGTACAAGGCTGGGTTGAAGGAGTTTTCGGAGCTGATGATGTTGCAGCTAAAAAAGCAGCATTAGATGCAAAGATAGCTGAAATCATCACACCAACAAGCGTTACTAAGACTATAGGTTAATCATGGCCCTGTTGCCTGTAACTCCGCCAGCTGGGATAGTCAAAAATGGAACTGACTATGCTAATAAAGGTCGTTGGGTTGACGGCAACTTAGTGCGTTTTGAAAATGGTTTTCTTAAACCTATAGGCGGTTGGTCTAAACTAAGAGCTACAGCATTAGATGGTGAGCCTATTGGCATGTACGCCTATAAAGACAATGCTGGTAACTCTGTATTAGCAGTTGGTACTAGACAAAAGATCTATGTGCTTTACGACAACACCTGGACCGATATAACACCAGCAGGATTTGTAAACGATGTTACAGCTGATCCATTAGGTTATGGTGCATACCATTGGGGTGTAGAAGATTATGGTGATGCTAGATCACAATCAGGTTTACCTTTACAACAAGGTCATTTCTCCTTTGACAACTGGGGTGAACACTTAATCTTTTGTTTTTCTGGTGACGGCAAAATTTATCAATGGCGACCAGATTCAGCAGGTGGCTCACCTGATACTATCGGCACAGTAGTAAGCAATGCACCTATTAATAACCAAGCAATATTAGTAACTAACGAAAGGCATTTAGTTGCTATTGGTGCGGGTGGAGATCCTAGAAAAGTTGCATGGAGTGATAGAGAAGATAATACCAACTGGACATCCACCGCTAGAAACACAGCAGGTGACTTACAAATACCTACAGGCGGTAGGGCATTATTGGGTGTTAAGTATCAAAACGATGTCATTATATTTAGTGATACTGGTATAGATAGAATGAGCTATGTTGGCTCACCTTTTGTTTATGGTATTACAACAGCTGGTTCTAACTGTAAAGCAGTAAGTAGAAGATCAGTAGTACAAACAGGTAACTTCCTAGCGTGGATGGGTGAAAATGCTTACTTTGTTTATGATGGTGTTGTAAGAGAAATACCATGTGAAGTGCATGACTTTGTATATGACAACCTAAATGTTCCAGGTAGAAACGCATCATGGGGTGGACACAACTCTAACTTTAACGAGATATGGTGGGGATTCCCAGTAGGCACAAGCCAATATAGACCTAATAAATATATTATTTGGAACTACAGAGAAAACACTTGGTCTATTGGATCATTAGATAGAGGTTGTTGGATTGACCAAGGTGCTTTTGACTATCCAATTGCAGGTGATTCGCTTGGTTTTATTTACGAACATGAATCAACCTCATTATCTAACTCACCTAACTTAGACTCTGATGTACCCTTTTGTACTAGCGGTCCAATAGAATTAGGCAACGGCGATAACTATGTGCAATGCAATCAGATTATCCCAGATGAAGAAGCTAATACATTACCTGGTGTAACGATAAGTTTTAAAGGCAAGTTTACACCGCTAGGCGCAGAGACTGACTTTGGTTCATTTACTTTTGAAAACGATGGTTATACTGATGCAAGATTTACAGCAAGACAAGTACAAATGACTGTAACAGGTACAACCACACAAGATTTCCAAGTTGGTAACATAAGATTAAACCTAAGACAAAGAGGTAGAAGATAATGGATCTATCCTCACAAAGACAATATATACAAAGAGCTGAAACAGCAAATGAAATACTTACTACTACAGATTTAACAACATTATATACAACACCAAGCGGCGATGACTTTACTTTTTCTATTGTTGAATCTTTTTTGGTTTGCGACCATGACAACCAACAAACCACTATAACAGTTACAGTAGTAAGCGGTGGAACAACTTATACTTTATTTAAAGAATATGTAATAACTGCCTATGATACAGAAGAGTTATTAAGTAAAAGTCTTGTCTTAAAACAAGGCGATGTATTAAAAGTACAAGCAGATCGTGCTGGTAATTTAAC